AGAAACCAATCGCGCACATCAGCACATACCAAGCATGCGATACTTTCTGCGCCGGAGGTGAGTTTGAGCTATGATGATGCCATTTGCACTGGAAGAACAGGCCAAACGGTTGCAGGAGCTGTTTAGTAGCGCCGAGATCGAGATAAACGGCACTATCATACCTGTCAGCCTCACCAGTGCCCGAGAAGGTAGCGAGGTGAGGTTTTTTATTGACGTGCCAGCCAATGTAGTCGGCCGGATTACGAAGCGGATCATTAAGAACGCGGCAGGTCAAGTCTGCTGGTCAGACCCGCCAGGCAAGCTCAACATCGACAAGCCGGACACCGATTTGCGGTTTGAAATTCCGATCCAAGCCACATGGAAGGAGGTAGCTGCCACATGATGCAGCCGTTTGTTGATAGGCGCTACAACTTGGGCGACGAAAAAAAGTACCAGATGATGCACCAGGACGGTACCGTTGAAGTTGTGGAGTTGGAGAAGATCGGCATAGTGGAGCCGGGCAGCCGAATCAATGCGGCGGCGCTTAACCCAATCGTCGATCACGTCAACAATCAAGATTTGCATGTGCCTCGCTCACAATATAACGCCCTCGAACTGCGCGTCCAGACGCTCGAAAACCAGCTGGCCAACGACTTACGAAACAACAACTTCGCCTTTGACTTTTCTTCGACGGTGGGCCTGCAGATCGACGCAGGATGGGTGGATGCCTCGAAGGGCTGGCTGGTGATAAAGGCATGAGTGTAAGATCATGGAAAGATGCCGATAACGGCCATTTACGATAGGGGAGGGGGAGGAACATGCCTGTAGTTACGCTTAATAAAGCAAGCGTGGTCACGCAAGACACTTCAATATCCCAAGCGAATCCAACGAGCGCTTATCCCACAGGTATCGCTACTAGGATAGGTGTTGAGAACGGGATTGGAAGCGCTTGGAGATCGTTAATAAAATTCGATTTAGGTGTGATTCCAAATGATGCCATAATCAATAGTGCGACTCTGAATGTTGTGCAGATTTCAGCGCCAGTAGGGACAAGGACTATTAATGTCCATAAGACTACATCGGTTTGGGATAACACCACAACATGGAATACTCAACCTAATTTCGACGCTTCGGTTTCTGCTTCGATTACTTTGGACAATGGGCTTGTTTCCAAAGCAATCAACGTAAAATCGATTGTTCAAGATTGGGTTAGCGGGGCGCTGGTCAATAACGGATTTTTGCTCAAGGAAGCAGATGAAGCAACTTTGTCTACATTCAGAGATATTGGCTCTTTTGACCACACGACAGTCGCCAGCCAACCAACCCTAACCATCGACTACACCATCCCGAGCAGCGGAAAAAAACAGGTGGAGTATGTGGGTAGCAATACTCCCGCAAGTGGAGATGCGTCAACTCACACGCCTATTCTACCAAGTTATCAATCCGGTGATTTGCTCGTCGTAATGTTAGGCATAAATTCTTCTACCGCGACAATTACGATTCCTTCGGGGTGGACTGCATTATTGAATGATGCAAACAACGGGAGGAAATTCCTCATTGCATATCGTTTTGCTACGAACGGAATGGCAAATCCTACGTTTACTTTTTCTCAATCATTGACACACGGAAGCATCGTCCATAACTTCCGAAATGTCAAATCTATTCCTAAGAATGTGTTCTCTGTCGTTTCGGATAATACGAGTTTCAACGGTGGCGGTATACTATCCGATGTGACGAGCGCCAACCATCTAGCTGTTGTGTTAAACGTTGCAATCAGGGCATCAGGCTCTTTCACGCCCCCACTAAGCTTTAATGAACCATCAGATGTATCGGTAGCAGGAAACTACGGCTTTCAGGTGGCATACAGATACCTCCATGAAAAGCGAGGACTGGCTCCAGCAGAAAAAACTTCAACTACCATCTTACCTAGTTATGGATTTTCTGGTGCAATCATACTCGAACCACTCACCAATAACACGCCAACGCTCTCACTCACAAACCCTACAAATAATCAAACATTAGCGGAAGGTAGCACGTTTCCAATCGCGGGCGAGGCCAGCGACGCCGACAACGGCAATGTGGTTACTGTAAAGTACAAGATCAACAACGGCACAGCGAGGGCTATCGCCTCCGGCGTATCGGATGGCAGCAGTCCTCTTTCTTTTGCCAAAACGCTGACCTACAGCAACAAGCGCCTATGGGACGGCGCGGTCGATGTCGCTGGCGTCGATCTGGCGGAGAACACCGATCACACGCTAGAAGTATGGGCCGAAGACGACAAAGGCGGCAAAAGCGCGGGAGTCACGCGCAAGTTCCGAATGGTCTGGAACCGTCCGCCGACGATCAGCGACAGTAACCGCGATCTTGGCATCATGGAAGCGCCGCCGTCCGTCGAGTACAGCATCACAGAGCCGGAAACCAATCCATTTACCGTAACCGAGAAGATCAACGGCCAGGTGATCCGTACGTTTTCTGGCGTGGCCGGACAGCAAGAGACGATCACCATACCGCATGAGTTGTGGATCAGGCTGGAACCTAGCGTGCCGCATAGCCTGACCATCGAAGCAACGGACAACCAAGGCATGACCTCGACGCGCACTTACACGCTTACGCGTTTCGTGGACAAGATCGTCGTTTCTATGGACTTTGCCACCATGCAGCAGGAGACCAAGGACTTTTTTACGACGGATGTAGCGGCCAAACGCCTGTTGCTCACGCCGAGTTGGGACCTGCCCCCGGGCGCGATCCTGCAAGTCGAGGTCTGCAACAACGCATATGACGAGGAACCAAGTTGGGAAGACGCAACCATCGTAGTCAAACTCAACCGCGCGCATCTGTTCGCAAACGAATCAAAAACAGCCGAACAGTGGGGCATTAATTTCCGGATCAAGATCGAGAAGGGGACGGCCATCGGGCCAATATACGTGAAAGGCGTAGGAGGTGCTTTTGATTGAACATCCAGACATCGAATGTCCGACCAGTCAGCCAGATTCAAGGCGAACGCCAAGAGCTGGAGCAAGAAAAAGCAGCACTCCAGCAGAAAGTCTCGCAGCTCACGGAGGACAAAACGACGCTTATGCTTGCGATCACTGACATGTACGAGCAGAACCTGGCTCTTGAAGAAAAGAACAAAAACGTCATGCTGGCGATGACGGAGGTCTACGAGTTGCTGCTGCCATTGCTGCCAGAAGAAACCGAACAAGAAGAAGGAGGAGCATCCTGATGCACCCTATGTCACCGATTTACGCGGACCTGATCCGCGAAGGTCTGAAAACCATCGAGCAAGTACCAGAAAAAAACCGCGCGGAAGTCGAGGCGCTTGTGAACGCCAATGCAGAAGCTTAAACGGGCTGCTGAGGCGTTTTTATTATGGCTGCTGCTGTGGATGGGAGGAGGTGAACAGAACATGGCTATCGCGGTGATCTACGTGACTCTCATCATCGAAGGCAATAAGACCTATGCCCAGGTGCCAGCAAGGATCAAACCAGAAGTAAAGAGCCAACTGGAAGTTTTGGGCTTGCCCGAACTGGCCCAGTAAGTTTTTTTATCACCAACAAGACCATGAGCCAGCCCCGATCCGACCGGGGCTATTTTTATTGCCCACCGAGGCAGAGAGGAAAAGAGCGAATGGACAACTTTATCAAAGCAGGAATTGCTATCGGAGGCGCAGCAGCCTCTTTTCTTTTTGGCGGCTGGTCAGCATTGCTCAGTGTGCTACTCGCGTTCGTCATTTTTGATTTTGTCACGGGCATGATTGCAGCCGGAATGGAAGGAAAGTTAAAAAGCAAGGTCGGCATGATCGGCATTGCGCGGAAGGTGTTCATCTTTTGCATGGTCGCGATTGCCCATCTGATCGACATGTCGCTTGGTGACCAAAATTTCATCCGCGACGCGACGATCTTTTTTTACCTGGCAAACGAGCTGCTAAGCATTATCGAGAACGCGGGACGCATTGGCCTGCCCGTTCCGGAATTGATTAAGCGAGCAGTAGAGGTACTAAAAGGGAGAGGGGAAGGGAAATAACATGCAAATCACGGAAATGCTGCTCACGAACCAAACGGCCAGACCAGGCACAAAGATTGTCCCGAAAGGACTGGTCATCCACTGGACAGCCAACGAGGGTAAAGGTGCTGATGCCGTGGCGAATCGGAACTACTTCAACAAGCCGACGACAGAAGCCAGCGCTCACTACATCGTGGACGACAGGCAGATCATCAGGTGTTTGCCCGAGACGGAAATGGGCTATCACGTAGGAGCCAAGTCGTACAAACCCGAAGCTTTGAAGCAGCTCAGCTCGTACCCGAACAATTGCACGATTGGCATCGAGATGTGCGTGAACCAGGACGGTGATTTTCGAGCGATGTACAAACGAACGGTGGAGCTGGCAGCGGATATTCTCAAACGCCACGGTTGGGGCGCGGACAAGCTGTGGCGGCATTACGACATTACCGGGAAAAACTGCCCGGCTTACTTTGTTGCGGATGACTACGCACGCAAGTACACCGGGCTGACAGCGGCGCAGGCATGGGCAAAGTTTAAGGCTGATGTGGAGCAGGCGTTAAAGCCTAATCCACAACCAGTCGCAAAACCTGTGGACAAAGTTTGCGTCGAGATCAACGGCAAGCGCCTGGCGGCGTCCGGCTACCTCAAAGACGGCGTATCCATGCTGCCGATCCGCGTCGTTGCAGAGGCAGTCGGCGGCAAGGTCGGTTGGTGCCAAGCTACCAAGCAGGTGACGGTCAACGGCCACGACCTGACAGAGACGATCGACGCTGGCGTCTCGTATGCTCCGGCGCGCGAGTTGGCATCGGCGCTCGGGTTGCAAGTCACATGGAGTCAAGCTGCCAAAACAGTGGAGCTATCAAAATGATCAACAAACCGTATAGGTTTTTGAAAGCAGCAAATGTAAGCAATAAAGCCTCTCTTATCAATTGATATGAGAGGCTTTATTTTTGTGTTTTTGTTTTTTCTCCTAACAAATCTCAGTTGGCATGGTACAATCGATCTATGTCTATTTGGGGGGAGATATAGTGTCAGGTGAATGGAAAAGAAGACCAACGCTAATTGATAGCTGGGAGGATTCAATCGATTCCGTCATGTCTCTTGATGAAAATGGTACGACAGACCTTGCTGGAATCCGGAAGCAAATCATGAAAAATTTTATGAATCCCAGCGCAATAACAGACAGATGGTTTACGATCACTGGAGTTGTTATAGATAGGAGTGACTTCCCAGCATTTCGAGACAGCATCTTAGCTGTTAAACATGCGCACTGGAATGATGGGAAATTTGGATATAAGCAAGGAATGAAAAGGGTTGTTTTCCATTCCAGTGAAATAAGGAAACGAGTAGGGCCGTTTAACCCCAAGATGATTAACTACGGACAATTTATGCTGGATTTATCTGACATGATTGCAGCAGCCCCTGTGACTGTTTATAGTGCTTCTATTGACAAATACCGACATGTTATACAATATGCGTACCCCTATCATGTATACACCCTGTGCCTAGAGTTTATCGTTGAAAGGTACTGCAGAGAGCTAAGAGCAAATGGAAAAACAGGGATGCTACTGCTAGAATCTCGAGGAAAAAAAGAAGATGCTGAAATTTTGAAGTTCCTTGTGGATTTTCTAGATAGAGGGAATCGGTATTACAGACCAGAACAGCTTTCCTGTATTAAAGGAGTCTATTTTAATCCCAAGTGGAGTAGCTTACATAATGGACAAGCATCTTTCATAACTCTTGAATTGACAGATTTGATCTCTTATCCAATCCATAAATTTGTAAGAAGTAATACTCGAGATAAAGCCTATGAGATTGTTGAAACAAAGCTATTCAATTATCCCTTTCCATCTGGTTATGGACTCAAGACATTCCCATAAATGAATAAAGCCGCCATCCGGCGGCCGTCCAGGCTAACCCTGAACCCTAATTTAAGTATACACTAATTACGTAATTACGCAATAGGTGTATAGGAACAATTGTTCCATTTTTTTATTTTTTTATACCTCTCTCCTCAATAGGAGGGCTTTTTCATTTGTACGTTCCCCTTCTGTTCGCATATCACCAAAGACGTCGAAGCCCTCGAGAGTGCTTTTCTATTTTGTGGAACAATTGTATCATTGATAGAAAAGAGAGGAGGGATAGAATGACTAATCTCATGATGAGAGGCACCGAGCCTAACTGGACGTTTGATCCAGGCGATGGCTGGGAATCTATCAGATTTGAAGATGGCCCAGGGTATGACCTCGTTTTGGACGGAGGACCAGGCTGGGATATCGCACCAGCACCCGCAAATGGCCCAGGCGAAACAGGTAAGGTAGCGGGCCACTAAAAAACTGACTCCTGCAGCCTCATCGGGCAGGAGTCAGTTTTTTCTAACGAAATAGTTCTTCAACAGTCGTATTCAAAACTCTAGCGATTTGTATGGCCACGTTTACGGGCGTTGATAGTTGATTACGTTCGTACCTGCCAACAGAGGTGCGAGACAAGCCAATTTGTTTGCCGAGTTCTTCTTGCGATATTCCCTGTTTTTCGCGGAAGAACTTGATGTTATTGGGCGTTGGAACTGCTTCATCTTCGTTCAGACTAAGTTCTTGATAGAGGGCGTCGTTGCTGCCAAAGTATTGTGTGACAACGCTTTGAAAGTTGTCATCAAACCATAGATATGAACTAAGTTTAATGTTGTGATCGATAATGGTTTTGGCATAATGAATTACTTTTGACTTAGACCACTCAGTATTTCTCCGAACATCTTCATAATTTATTCCTGCATGCTCCAAAGCTGACTTCAGAGAGCCAAAATGATTAATCGCTGCACCGTAAAGCGATTTGTTAAGCGCGCTAATCGTTTTATCAGACAAATCAGCGTTCGCTTTATAAGCCGTCTGTAGTATCTCGATGACCTTTTGCTTGTCCCATTCGTTCGTTTTTCTGATAGTTTTGTAGTCTAGCCCAACTGCTTCAACTGCTGCTGCCCACGATCCAAAATAATAGGTGGCACTTGAGTACAACTTAGGGCGTGCCTTCTGGACTTCATGAGCACTTAGATAGCAACCATCAGTGGTTATTTCACGTATCTCTTCCATGATTAGCTCTTTACTCCAGTACCCTGGTGGCTTCATGTCAACTCTTGGGTTCTTTACTGTTTTCGGACCAATGTTCGCTGCAATCAAGGCATTATCCCAACTGCCGAAGAGTCTGCGAGCTGCCCCGGTTAACTTTTCATCATCGTTGACGACTGCCTGGTAATTTAACGGCTTATTGTCTTCTGCTCGTTTGTGAATTGTCTCAATAACAAGTTCCCGACTCCACTTTACACGCATCTGAATCCTCCGTTGTTTCCGCTCATTCTTGTATAATTCGATCTGTTCGCGTGTCCAAACAGGCCCACTGGCGAGTCGTTGGATAGGCTCAGGAAACATCCCTTCCGGCCATCCTTTTTCTTCGGCTCGCTTGATGTAGTTCTGCACTTGTTGTTTTTTCCAACCAAGCAGCTCAGCAGTTTCAGCAAGGCCGACAAGTTCCGGGGCATGCCACGGGATCACACCCAAAAGCAGCACATCACCGGAAACCTCATCGTCCTCGTCTGGTTCCCGCCAATAAATATCGAAGTGCGAAAGTGCTGCTTTTGCTTCTTCGACTGTATCGTGCTCTGATCTTTCGTAAGCGGGAACTCCGTCGTGATCGTGAAGAGAGAGAATGATAGGCTTGCCGTCACTGTGGTAGTCATGATTTTCACGTATCACTGCTAACATGATGTTCCTCCTTTAGATGATCAGATGATCGCGTATCCACCGATGCCAGCATAGTCGGCATCACACTTGAAAGTGATGTCAGAGCGTTTCCGGAGAGATTCCCAGACGCGTTGGGCTTCTTCGGAAGCCTCGTCATCAAACGCTACTCCACAAAGATTCATTTCCTTTGCAAGACGAGCTGCTTCTACGTAGAGTTGAACACCGAAACCTTTGCCACGCTGATCTTCATCAACATGTACGTGGCTGATACGGAAGCAAGCATCTTCATCGTCGTTGATGACCACCAGATCGATGTGTCCGTGCTCGAAAGAAATGGTGTGGACTGCAGTTCGTTCATCGTAGGACTTTTTAAACATTGTTATCAACTCCCTGTTATCCTTCTTGATTTATATTATAAACCAAATATTTATAAAGTAAACCAGAACAACACACGAACATAACATTGATTTCATTTGCATGTGCGACTCAATGATTTCCTGCAAACTGGCATCACATGATGCACAGAGGGATTATGGCAGCAAAAAACCCGCCTGGCGCGAGGTCAGAGCGGGTTTTGTATTTCAAAATCAAGAGTAGCCAAGGTACTTGTAACTGATAAATACAATCTCTTCCGTCAACGGGTCGCTCGATAACTGTTTCCATGCTTGAGCAGCACTATTAATCGCCTGCTCCTTCACTTCATCAAACGTCAATTCCTTTTTAGAATAAACATCCAGTGTAATCAGATGATCTTTTGTACTTAGTTGGCACTCGTATCGATGCATTTGATCAGTCCTTTTTAAGTCTGATAATGTCTGATAATGTCAGATGATGTAACGCGACAATGTACGCTTTAGGCATTCGGATTTTCTTGGTGCGATCGGTACGTTGATTACAAGAGAACTATTCAGCAAAATCCACTTCTGTAGAATCCAAAGCAATTATCAGGCGTTTTTTCTTCTCCAAACGATTTTGTAGCTGCTCGCTTAACAATTCGCTTAGAGATAGGGGTATCTTTTTTTCCGGATCGGATTCTTTGAGAATACCCTCCAGCCATTTTATTTCCGTACTCAATGTTGTTAGCCTTTCTAGTGCTTCCCGAGCTGACAACTTACCATTAATTCTTTGCTGTAGAGCTTTTTCATGTTCCCACGACACATTTTTACTGCTAAATTTTATTGCTTCCCAAAAATCACTATCCGATTGTGTTTCCTTCATCATTAAGCATTCCTTTCAAATATCCATGCACGTTCCGTAAAATGCAGCGCAAGGTCAGAGTGAAAAAACTATACACAGTAACTAAACGTGTTAAGTAAGCACGGATAAATTTTTCGCCATCCATTTTAGAAAGTAAACATTCAGTTTAATCAGTCGTGAAAAAGGGATGTATCGTCTCATAATGCCAGTAGCCACGCCCGTTGTTGTCGTACCCGTCAAACGCTGGAAGTGTACCACGATCTAAGCGACCTGTTATCGCTGCTCGTGACACACCAAGCGCACGAGCGAGATCAGCTTGAGAAAAGTTACCAGCAATATCGCCCGGACCAAATGCCCGACCATCCGGTGATACCAGTACCGGCTGACCGTATGAGCTGGCGGCGTGGTCCGTCGTCAGTCGCCAGCCTGCCCATATTCCCGTCCCTGTCCAGATATCACCACTCTGCGAGTTGTGCTGCATACTGTTCAACCTCCGTTCCTTCGAAGATCGAGCGGAGCGAAGAGAAGTCGATTTCGTCAAACGAGCACTCATTTTCTTCGCAAAAGGAATTGATAAGGTCGGTTACATCCAAAGCAATCTCCGCGTTGAAAATCTCATCGATACGAGATTTTGTTTCGTCGTCCACGGCATCGTACATGTTGTTCAAGCGTTTTAGGGCTTCCAAGCGATGGCTGCCGGTTACAAGCCCTGTGTCCTCAACATAGAGGATAGGTGCGCCTTGCCAACCATTTTCGAGCATCGAATCAACAAGTTCTTGCACTTTCGTTTCTTCAACCAGGTTAATTCCTGCAAAGCATTTAATTTCGGAGTACATCGCTATCGCTCCCCTCGTGTCATGTCTTAATTATAGCAAAACATTAACAAGGTGTAAACGGGAACAGATAGGAACGAATTGTAAATTTTATGCAATGAGCAATCAGTTTTCTTTCCTTCGCCTACCTCTTGGTCGCGGCGTATCCAGCCACATTTGAATCTGGACCCGCAGCCAGAGCGGACCACTTGCAAGCACCTTTACTGGCTGCGGGAATTGCCCTCGTTCCAGATATGTCCGTACATTTTGTTTGGACATACCTACCATTTCACTTACTTCTGACAATCCCATGATGTCGTCTAAATTGACCTGCACGTTAGTCCCTTCTTCCAAACAAGGCCGTGACTATCATGTAGCCAACAGCGACAATCAAGATAGTCTGCTGCCACCAAGCATCTGATGGTGAGTAGGTAATAGCAAGAGCGATTCCCAGGACACCGCGTGGAGACAACAAATTCCTGACGTCTATTTTCCTTGTTTTCATGGTATACTTGGAGTAGATTGGTTTGCAGAAGGAGGGAGATTTTCTCCCGCCTTCCTTCTTACTACTTGCGACGTTTACTCTTGGCGGAGGGGCGTCGCTTTCGCTTTTTCCACCACTTTTTGAGCGGTGGCTCTACCCGATCTTTGAAGATCAAGTAGAGGAATGCTATTGTTGCTAACCAATCTTTGAACTCCAAGTTTTTCACCTCCTTCCTTATGTCTAAATTATATCACTTTGTGCTACATTGTACCACATTTATTTTCTAGTTTTCCCATAATTTTTTCACAGGAAAACCGTTCCAGCATCAAGCCGAAACGGTTTCGTTTGTGTCTGTGGTCTTCTGTGAGCCTTTCTCAGCGATTGGTAGAGTTACGGTGAATCGAGTTACCCCATTGCGAGAAACAACGTCAATTTCCCCCTTGTATTTCGTCACAAGAGCTTTTACGACTGGCAAACCGACTCCACCTTTTCCAGACTCGCGGGTTGTGTATCCAAGATCGAAGAGACGCGGCAAAGCTTCCTCTGGAATTGTTGGACCGGAGTTCTCTACAAACAGGTACTCATAACCACTTCTAACCCCCCATTCAATTCGAATATAACGATCCTCATATTGATTTTTTTTCGTAGCTGTGTACGCATTATCCAGCAGATTACCCAAGAGCTTGCTCACGTCGATGTCCTTCCAGTTCTCAAGCTGTGGAGCATTTGGAGATACCTTAACCTGAAAGTCGATACTGTCTTTCGTGTACTGCGACATTTTACCATACAAGAGAGCTGAGACAGTTTTGTTCTTGACTCCTTCTGTAATGTCGATAAGTTCCTTCGTTTCGGTCACAAGGTTCTGGACAAAGTTCTCAATCCGACCATACTCGTTCATTTTCAAGTAGCCAAGGATGACAGTGTAATGATTGAGCACGTCGTGCTTGATGGAGCGCACGGCTGTTGTAAGATCGATCAGTTGCTTTGCATACGGTGCTTCTGTCTCACGTTCAACTCGCAGGATCGTCTCACGCACATACAAGTAAAACAAAAGGACGTTAAGCAGCATGAAGATGAGCGCACCAAGCTGGTACATCCACATGCTTTTTGTGGATGTCATAATTTTGGTTGGTAGGATATCAATCAACAGAACCGAGATGTTCAGCAACAACATAAAGCCAACCGATATGCCACCGGATATCACCAGAAAGAGTAGATATCGGTTAGGTACTGTTTTGGGCCAAAGTGTCCTGGCGTCAAAACGAAACCACTTCAGCGTGATCGGAAGGATCGAAAGTGTGGCCAAGTAAATGTACGAAAGAGCGTACCTGAGTAAGCTTGAACCAGAAAAGATGATAAAATCAACATCGAAAAAATTGAAGGTGATCACAAGGATAGGTTCTGCTGTGAGCAGCCAGATCGCTGAAATGAGTGTCATTGGTATTGCCCTTAGTTTATGTCCCAGGCTCAAAAGGATCAAAAACTGCGCACAGAAAAACAAGATAAGCTTCATCTGATACGTAACCCCGATCAGTGAGAGAATATCCCCCCAAGCAGCCAGCAGAGCAGACCACAATAGGAGCGATTTCCAGTTCTCTCGGACTGGAATATTAAACAGTGAAAAAGCAGTAAGAATGAGCAGAAACGCTTCTTCGATGTCGATAAATACATAGTTGAGGAGCATTTCCACGTTACTTTTTCCCCTTTCTCTTGTCTATCCAACGATAAAGCTTGTACAGCAATGGCTCAGGGGTACTGAATGACCAGGATATCAGTGAAACAAGGATAAAGCAGGCAAATACTTCCCAGAAGTTGATTTCATGCATCGTGTTGTCCCGCCTAACATGGTGTATTTGCTATCCATTACCCGTGTTACACGGAGCAGAAACGCTAATTAGTGTTGTTTTCAGAAAAAAAGAAACACCCTGTGCGGGTGTTAGAAGTTGCTCATGTTGTCATCCAAAATCCATATCTGCTTTCGGCTCTCTTTTTGGCTTTTCCGGCTTTTTCTGAGGTGGAGTTGCAGGAACAACGACTGCGGTAGTTGATTCCCCTATTTCGGCTGCCATGTAATAACGAATTGCAGCCCTTACCCACTCGGCCTTTCTGGATCTCGGTAATTTATCAAGACGTTGTATTATCTCTTTATCATGAACTTCATCAAGCGGCAACTGATATATTTTATGGGCCATTTGTTACCCCCGAGCTTTGAATTTTCCGTAACGGAAGAATCCCTTAGCGTTTGCGATTTGGCTGTCCTTAACAACAATTATGTCATTTTCCCAAGCTTTAAAGTAAGGTGCCATAATCTCTGCACCTCCACCGGTGAGCAATAGCTTATCAAATTTAGCTCTGTTATTCCAACGAGAACTAATCCTTGGAATGATCCTATCTGCATATTTTCGCAGAACGTCTTCTTTAACTGCTTTAATATCTATTGAGCTACGTTTGCTGATTACATATGAGTCAGATCCAGTCAAAATCTGCTTCTCTACGGATTGCACAGTTGCTCCTGATTCTGGGTGCTGTCCAATAATGTAGTCACAAATTTCCTCGAATACTTTGTACATGGCGTATGGAATAGTTTCGGTGTCCTCTTTTTGACGCTTGAGCCCCTTGATGCCGTCCAAATCTGTTGTTCCGCCACCGATGTCAATTACACCGACATAATCTTCTTCGTAGCTTTCGTCTTCTACATATCCTTCTTCGTCAAGGTACAGAGATAACACAGTTCCTAGCGGCTGCGGCAATACAATTACATTGGAAACCTCGATGATTTTGGTTGCTCCGTTTACCGTTACAACATGGCCTCCGCTGAATATCTCTTCTAGTTCTGTCTCCAAACGTGTTCCTTTCTCTTTGCTTGGGCACCCTGTCACAACCAGGACATTATCGAAGGTTTTTTTCTTATCTGAAACTAAAGAAGCTAATGCAAATTCCGAAAGTAGTCGGTACGATTTTTGAGCATAACGGTTATCAGTTGTATAAGTTGGGATCAACATCGATGCTTCTGTTACGTCTTCTCCCCATACATATTGTTCCTTCTCGTATTTGTTTGATGTGTATGTCTTGACCTTGAACTGCTTCCCATTACCAAGCCCTTCTTCTCCAAACGAATCAGGAAGAGCATAAGCAGACGGACGAAGCAATTCTCCTTCTTCTGAAACACCCTTTACATTCGTATTCCCATGATCCAAACCAATTACAATCATTCACTACCCCTCCGTTTATGTAATATTTATATAACCATTCGCTAATGATTATATATTAACTAGAAGGGCAAGCGAAAATCAAGATAAATTTTCCACAATCATTATGTATTCGTTATGTATTAATTATGTAATAGAGTACAAAAAGCCACTGAGTATGATTCAGTGGCTTTTTACATGCTCCAAAAATCATCCTGTTTCACGTTCGGATCAACCTTTCGCAGCGCCTGAAGCACCTTCTTCATCGTGCTGCCCGTTGGCAGGTAGTCTGGCTTTGTAGCCAGGTGACTGACTGTAGTCTTATTGAGCTTTCCTTCCTTGCATAGCCAATCCTGTTTTATCCCTCGTTGATCAAGCCACTTCCCAAGTTTTGTTCTTGTCTTTCCTAGTCCAAACATTTGAATCACCTCAGTACCAGTTTGGACAAGATCGATTATTTTCAAACATTTTTCTCAAAAAAAACGTAATCTTGGACAATCCGTTCCTCGTAGCCTTTACTACACCAGTTACCTCACCAGAAACCAACATATCTACGGCAGTAACCTTACTGCAATAATCAAGCCAAGAAACCATGTGGTGACGGATAAGAGTGCTTTGTTAAGAGCGGAGCGATGAGCAAAGCGAGGCGCGGAGCTCTAGCGGCGAAAGGGGCGAAATTGTATGAACGTTTGGGCGAGTATAACAACCATGTTGGATGACCAGATGCAGGACTTATTTCGTGATGCCATGATCGAATTATTCGGTAGCGCCATGTTGGGCGGATTGCCAAGCGCACGTCTGGCTGATGGTTTGTATGTACTAGCAAAGGGCATCACCACAGCGTGTATACTCACGTATTGCGTGTTGAAGGTGCCAGGGTGGGTAAATGATCGCGCTAAGGTTAAAGAACGCCTGGTACGGTCGTTCATTGCAGCAGGAGTATACGTTGAGAAACAACGGAGAGACATTGGGGATGGCAACGTGAAGCCGTATCGCATTTTTCCGACCATCGAGCGCGTTACCATCGGGGGTAATTGTACGATCGCCCACCTTCATCTGCCGATTGGTATGGACCCATCTTTGATCGAGCGTAGCGAATGGGTGTTTCAGAACGCGTTTGGCCCGACCGCACATTTGGTGAACGACAAAGCCGGGCGGTTCCGCCTGATGATTCCAAAAAAGTTGCCTACAAAGATCACATACGACTTTGAAGCAGCAAAGGAAGCTATGAAGAAAGCTGGTAGCTTTGCACTTTATATCGGCGAGGCGTACAACGGCAGCGTGGCAATAGACCTCAAACAAACACCGCATGTCGGGCTGGTCGGGGTCACAGGCTGGGGCAAGTCAACGGCCCTGCGTGTTATCCTGAACACCTGGCTGCAGGTGTACGAACCGGATCGCCTCCGGCTATTTCTCGGTGATCTGAAAATGACAGAGTTCGGGATGTACCGGGGAGTCCCGCACGTAGAAGGCAGCATCGCTGTCAGGAAGGGGGAAGTGGTTGCCATGCTTGCAGAGGTCCACGAGATTCTTCTGTACCGGCAAGAGCAGTTCCATGCGGCGGGAGCCGTCGATCTGGACGAATACGAGGAGCTGACCAGCGAGCGCGTTCCTTATGTCGTTGTGTGCATTGACGAGGTTGCCAGTCTGGAAGGGGAGAGCGCGGCGCATGACATCCTGGAGGAGATCGGGCAACTGGGCCGTAGCTTTGGCATCTTTCTGGTGCTTTCACAACAACGTGTCGACCGGGAAGTAATGGACGGCAAGCTCAAAAACAATCTCAATGTCAGGATCGCCTACCGGATGAGCGATGACCTGAACAGCCGGATGCTATTGGGTAAGCCAGACGCAGCCGACCTAGATGTAAAAGGGCGTTGTTATGTCAAGCAGGCAACAGGAATGATCGAGGTTCAAACACCGTGGCTGGCCCCAAACGAGGCTCGCCAGCAGATTACGGATATCAAGCAGCGTTATGCCGGCGTAAAAAAGACGCCGTTGATTCCGCCGATTAATCCAGATGTTCCGCAGCCGGTGGAGCTGAACGAAGAAGAAAGCAATGAGCTGCGTGAGCTACTGAACGCGCTCATGAAAGAACAGGAGGAGCTGCCACATGCGCGAACGCGATAGAGCAATTCTAAAAGACCTGGAGCGGTTCCGGTGCTTGTCACGCGATGATGTAGTCAAACTCCACTTCAGTAGCGTCAAGGACGGCGTAGGAGCTGCAAATCGGGTTCTCCGCAGGCTACGCGATCGTGGAGAAGTCGAGGTCATCACCAGTCATGCGCCATTCGTGTACGCAGCGAAGCCGTCGCCGATTAAGCGTGACTCTCAGAAAATCCCTCACTATCTGGAGATCGCTGCCGTCTATCACCAAATGGCTCAGCTGCGTAAGCCTGACCTGTTCATACCGGAACCGAAGTATGGAAAAGGGCTGCCTGAACCAGACATATTCGCCATCTGGGGCAAACCTCTGTTCATCGAGGTACAGCGCAACCAGTTCACGCCGTCGGTCTGGCAAGACAAATTTGCCCGGTACCGCACACTTTATCATCGCGGGGATATCGCCAAAGAGCCGTGGCAGAATCCGCAGACACCAGTGTTCCCATTGCTGATCGTACTGACTGACCATCGAATCCTGGTACCCGATGCTTTGCCGTTCAAGGTACTACAGATAAAGGGCATAGGTGACCTGCTCAAATGACCGCGATGAGCGGTTTTTTTGTTGAGCAGGTCTATCTTTGGACAACCCAGCATATACGTCTGGTAAATGTGTTACACCGGAACAGATGAACACCGTAACCAAGTAACAGTGTTCCTGAGATAACCACAAAAAAGGGGTGTTGTTTTGATGGAAATTAGAGTAGGGAAGGCCCAACCCATACCAGTTAGAAAAGTAAGATCAGACAAAAAAGTCCGCGTCAATTCTTCGCTCTCTCAAGACACCCACGACAAACTCGTCATGTTGGCGACGAGTTGCGGCATGACCAAAACGAGTATGCAGGAAAGGATCGTCGAAGCCGTTCTCAATTCTCCGGAATGGGTGAACTTCTTCCAAGATCGGTACAACAAAACCGGGCGTTATCGGATCACCCCGATGAAAGAAAACGGCAAGATCAGCTACTTGTTGCTTTGAGTTCCTTCCTCATCGTCTTGGCAACAGCCTGGGCTTTCTTCCAGTTTGAATAGCAGTCATGACACATATCCATCTGCAAACGCCAGGCTCTCCTGGAGGTTTCGATCTTTCCGCATTCACATCTTTGCATTACAATCCCGACCCTTCTGAATTGTTTCGTTGGTATGAGGATTGACACGATGATGAGTATTTATACCATCCTGCGAGCAGCCTTCTGGTTTTCGGTATACTGCTGACGCATAGCTTTCTCTTCGAGAACAGTCATAAAATAATGCGGATAGCTGAAAATTCCAGGATCATCAAGCTTAGGGAAAGTCACAATACATGCTTGTCGTAAAGTTTCGGAATCAAATTCAAATTCTGCTTTAGTCATGCGGTGTACGATGTCATGGATGAACTTATCAGGGATACCGTTAGCCGGAGAATTTACTTTGAATAATTCAATTGCTCTTTCGCGATTAGGTGACATAGTGCGTACATGCTCTTTTTTCTTCCTGTCTTCTTCTATATCACTTAAATCAATATCATTAGATTTATTATTAGTATAAGGCGGGTTATCCAAAACAGGATTACCTTCTTCCGGAATATCCACTTCTGGGTTATCCGTTTCTAGGTCCATTTCCGGATTATCCGTTTCTGGCTTTTCATCCAGAATGGGGTTATCCGTTTCTGGACCTTTCAGACGCTTATCGTTTTTCTTTTTGTTGCGATTCTTTTTTTTATTGATCAGATCCATCGCTTTTTCTTGAGCTTCTTGAAGATGGGGATTAAACTCTGGTCGCTCAAAAACCAGGTACACCCACCTTTCAATTGTCCCATCCTCTTTGCGTTCCGGGAAGTAATAGAGGTATCCATGAAGCATGAGGTCCAAGATTGAGTTTTCCAGTGCTTCTTTTCCATCAGATGCCCGGTTCAATAAATCTGCCTTGTTGATCTGCCAGTCGTCTGGACGGGATAGAAGGTAGCTGAGCAACCCCTTTGATGCCCATTTCAAATTGTCATCATTCTCGATGAAATACCGATCAAGCTGAACAAAAGGATTTTCTCTTTTTACTGTGCGGAAGTATGTAGCGTTACCTGTAGATGTAGACATTGTATTCTCTCCCTTTTTGGGGTTAGAAAAAGCCTAGTCACTGTTACAACGCTGAAGAACAGCGAGTGTGACTAGGCTATTGTCATAAAATGACGTGTTTTTCCGATAGGTAACCTGTTGTATCTGTCGTGAAAATGGGTTAAAATGGTGACAGAAAGCAATGAGAGGTATAGCCGATCGGAAAGCCTGGTCACTGTTGCCGCAGTGTTCCCGGCTGTGGTAGAAGTGTTGGTCGCACTCTATCACCCCGGTCGGCTTTCTCTTTTCCCGTTCAATTGTGTTGAGACAATTCTAGCAAATATTTCTATTAGTTGTCCACATGTGGATAACTTTTCGTTTTTATGATCTGCGTCGCAGTGAATAAGAACTAGATGATTTTCTTTAAAACGACATAATATGACAATAGATTGGTATTTCTTATGGTATATTAGTCCTGAAAAATGGAAATGGAGGACTAAATATGAAGTTTTTGAGAGTTTTGGGTTGGATTTTCATTCCCTATGTAATCCTTGGGTTCCAGTGGAACAAGCTAGGGTCCGTAGGTAAAGGGCTTGGATCGGCATGGGCTGCCGTGTCTTTTTTTGGTCTGATGTTTAATGTTAGCAACACTACACCAAGCCCAGTGAAGCAAACAGCTGTCGTGACACAAACGGTGCAAACCGAGAAGCCAGCAGCAACCGAGACGACCAAAAAGGAAACGGAAACGCCTGTTAGTCCAACGACAACGCCAGCACCATCTCCGCAACCGACTGAGACACCTGCGCCTGAAAACAAACCAACAATTTCTAAGGCTGAATTCGACAAACTCAAAAATGGTATGACCTATGAGCAAGTCGTAGAGATAGTGGGCGGGCCAGGAGAAATGATGTCTGAAGTGGGTAGTGCAGGAGATCAATTTCATACGGTCATGTATACTTGGGAAGGCGAAGGAAGCATTGGAGCTAATGCAAACGCCATGTTCCAGGGAGGCAAACTAAATTCAAAAGCACAACTTGGATTACAGTGAGGAAAGGGCAGCGCAGCTGCTCTTTTTTTGTTTAACTATAGAGTATGTGGATTATTTTTTGTGTGTTCTGAAAGGGAAAGGGGGGGGAGAAAAAACGATGCACAAATGTGTGCTAAGTAGCGCGATTTTTGCCGTGAGTAGGGGATGCCTACTCTTTTTTTGTGCGTCTGACCCGTTCGCTTGGGGGAATATAATCCCATTCATACAGCTCTTCTATACGGATACTTAGCGCCGACGCGATCGTCATAGCCACATTAAGACTCATAGTTGGTTTCCTGCCACTGATGTAGTCGCGGAGCTGACTGGGAGACATGTTGATCATCTCTCCAAAAACCGCGATCTTTATCCGACGAGCTTTAAGAATCACCCCAAGCCGGCAGCGCCCGGCTTTATACGCCATGCTCCCTCCAAGGTGACTTTTTTTGAGATAGGTGTATTTTACCACTTTTTTTACGTTCAGAAAAATAAACGTAGATATAACTCCTAAAATCGGATTTTATTTCAAATAAAGACAGGTTAGAATATAAATATCCGTTTCATTGCGGATAAAGGGAGGAATAGGGATGATTAACAGCTTGAAACTTTTGGTTTTGGAAGATGCTGAAGCTCATCAGGAACTCATCAAGCGCTCATTAGAGTTGATCGGGATTAAACATATAGAATTTGCCCAAACAATAGGAGAATTTTTTGACACTCTAGAGCAACGAGGAAAGGATTTCAATTCATTTATTGTTGATGTTCATCTCGGGGAAGGGCAAATGGACGGGGTTCAAGTGTTGAAACTAGCTCGATCATTAGGTTTTGCTTACCCAGCAGCAGTGATAACAATGGATACCTCATTGGTTGATTTGATGAAATGCTATGAACTTGGGGTAACGGCAATCTTTGAGAAAGATAGATTATACGAAGAGGATGCATTAATATCCTTGGCAAGAGGACTTGCGGAGAAATATATCTGTGACAAGCTACACGACTCAAAAGTGATGATTGTTCCTGTAGTTAACGAGGAGATTTCGTACATACCTGCGTCGGACATTTTGTTCATACAGTTTTCCGAAGGTACTTACACAATACACACCTATTGCAATAGTTATGAGACGACCTTGCCGATTAAATTATACGCTCGACTCCTAGAATCATTTGATTTCTACCCAGTATCAAAAAGTGCTTTAGTTAATTTAAAGGCTGTAGAGCGTATCGATGTTATTGAACAATGCGTCACTTTCTATCACGATCCTGAGAATCGCTCAATTCCAGTACAGAAAACGTCGGTAAGTAGCATCAATAAGTATATTAAAAACAGAATGAAATAACAAAAAGGCAAAAAATCACGTCATATTTTGAATCGGACTTGATTTTTTGCCTTTTTTGGTCTTTAATCTAAATATGACTATGAAAAAATATTCTGTCGAATAGGATTTTGTTTTCTGGGGGGCATAATAGAATGACTGTTTGTCAAAGAGACATTTCGTTGTCAGTTAGTGATGTAGTTGAAAAATCGAGTCTACAAAAAACTCAAATTGCTAACGCTCTTAACATACCATTGGCTCAGCTCAGCCGATATCTTAGTGGAAAACGTCCTTTTGACATGAGAACTTTAGATGGTATAACAGAAATGCTTGGGTTATCATTGGGATACTTTTATACAGACTACCTATATGATTGTTGGACGGCACCGCGCAATCGAAATTTGCGTATTCGAAATTTCCTTTGGCATACAGCTTCAAATGGGAATATGGAATATACAAGAAAAATGGTTGAACTTCTAATCGATAGTGGAAAATCACTGGATGATCTTTACAAAGTGGGAGAAACTTTCGATAAGAGCGGTATAAAGGAAAAGGCATTGTATTTTTACAATCTAGTAATCGCAAATGAGAGGAACAGATTGGCGGAATGCTTGGCACAGAGCTACTATCGTAGATTTATGATCGTACGTGAATGGGATTTAGATCATGCATTTGAATCAGCAACAAAACTAGGGGAGCACATCAAGTTATTACCAGGCAAGGAAATGTATGAAGCCTTTCTGAAAATAATGACCGTATTCTATGTCCTTGATAAATGGGATCACCTTCTTAAATACAGCAAAGAAGTTAGAGGGGTAATGGAAGGCGCAAAAGAATATGACATCGACTTATATGTAGAATGTATGTCATACCAAGAGATCTCTTATAGACATATGAGGGACTATGATAAGGCACTGGAGATAAACAATATTTATTCTAAGTTAGGTGAACAGTATAGAAGATGGTCCGAACTAAATAGGTGCCTAATCTTTATTGAAAAGGGTGACAAAGAAGCGATTCAACACATGTTAATTTTGATGAACTTGTATCGCGAAGACGCCCCAAATAACCTTGAGCACGTTTTAAAATACTATGTGAGTAACAAGGAATTCGATGAAATAGGTATCGTGCTAGAAAAGTTTTCTGACGCTATTCAAGCACTATTTAGCAGAAGGGACCCAATTAGTCAAAAACGATCTATTCGAGTTAGGTGTTTTATCGCTGAGTGGTATATTAGTAAAAATGATTATGAAACAGCGGGAAGTTTAATAATTGAATCTCTTACACAATCAAAGAGTTTGAGGTTGACTAACCAATCAAATGAATGCCTGCGAATTTTGATGCGTATCTTTGATGAAATCCCACAGGAACACAAAAAAGAAATACAATCATTAATATAAAAAAGGGAGCACCAACCACCAGGTGCCCCCTTTTTTATTACCATTTGGGTCCGTTATCCATGGGTGTAACGGTTCCGATTGCAGGTAAATCGGTTGTTGGCGGAGCGATCCACTTAGGACCATTGTCAGCTGAAGCCACTGCCGTTACTGAGAAGACTGAAACAATAAACATCAGTGCACAGATTACTTTTTTCATAGTTCATTCACTCCTTTTGTTCTGCTTGCAGTACAAAATATCACAAAAAATTAGTCTTGTCGACAAATGTCGGAAAATTTACGGGCTATTTCCATTATACGCAATACCTCTCTAGTGGAAATGTATTCTATGATAAAATTGTGAGATGAACGAGAATGCCTTGCACATATTGGAGGGGTATGAATGGAAGCAGTAGAACAGAAGAACTTTACAATAGTATCTAAAAATAGCCAAGACTTTAGCAATATTGCATGGACGCCAGAACGGTTAGCAAAACTTCATTGGATTATTGATACAGAATCTCCAGAAGCTGAAGAGCTTCGTAAAAAGATTAAAGCCATCCTAACCGAGTAGGATGGCCATTTTTATTTTGGAAGGTTTACAGAGTCTAGAAATTCCATTAAGGCCACTAGCTTTTCGTCAGGAGTATTTTGAATCATACGAGCGAATCGCTTCTTCGCTTCAGAGGAATTTTGGTCATTAATTATTGCTTGGATCGGATCTCCTTCACTCTGGATGAAACCAGCTGCTTTCATTAGCTCTTCATACGGATAATCATATGCATTTGACAATTTGCGCAAAGTATCTGGAGATGGCTGTACAGGTCCTTTAGACCGAGTGCTTTGATTGAGTTCAATAGAGCGGATATATGAAAAACTCAGTCCAGTCTTCTCTTTGACATCGCGGAGCGAGAGCTTTTTATCTTTTCGGATTTGTTCCAGGAGAATCCCCAATTGGTTGCTCATCGTTTTAGTCCACCTTTTGTAATGTTTACAGTTCATATTGTACAGACAACAGTACATAATTAGAAGAGAGATCGTATGTTCCTGTATTCTCTGATTATACTTGTATTTTAGTATTGACATCGTGTTCTTTAAGCAATACAATTTGAACTGTATACAGCACAAAATGAATTGGCATTAGTACATAACGGGTGGTGAGTTGATTGAGAATCAACAAAGTCTGGGAGCTTCGTCAAGAATTTGGCGTTACTCAAAAAGAGTTGGCAACGGCCTGCGGAATTAGCAGAACTACTCTTTCAGAAATAGAACGGGGCCATATCCCGACTGGTGATGTAATGTTAAAAATAGCAGCATTTTTTGAATTAGATCCAAGGGTTATTTTTTTTACTAGGAACGTACTGTATACAGCACGAGAAGTGAAAGAAAAGAAAATCCAAAAGCAAAAGGAGCGAATGGAAAATGACAAGCGCAGAAGCCAACCGACGTCAGGCTGAGATCTGGTTAAGAGACGTTCACCACGAAAATGACATGATGAGGCCAGTATCTGGCGACGAAGTGTGCCAGAGCTTCTATAACCACGTTTTAGCCTTCTTTGACCTGTACGGGGTGGGAACATACTCGGTTAATTCAAAATCGTCTGTATCAAGCCAATAGACGGCGAGAGGGTGATGTGAAGTGGTGACAATCGAAGAAGAAATGGAGCTTTTGGAAATCAGGCGCCAGGCAAATGCCGAACACCTGCGATTTGTGGAGTTGATCCTGAAAAAGGCCAAAATGAACCTTCGCCTTTGCCAGACATCAGTGGAATCAGCTGAACAGCAAGTGGAGTATTGGCAGAAGAAGCTCGCCAATGACGATGCACGAATCGCTGAGTTGATGGCAATTGCGCGGCATGAAAGGGAGGGAGATTGATGGACAGGTTTTCGGAAGGGATTAAAGATGCTCAGGAAGCCAAGGTAGTCGATTACTGCGAAGAATGCGGCGGCGAGATTTACGAAGGGCAGTTTGTTTGGAAAGTAGGAAGAAACATCTTCTGTTGCCGAGGATGCATGCTGACAAATTTGGGAGTTGTGATGATCACAGCAGGGGAGGAATAAAAGTGCCAAGCGTAATCTATGATCATGCACAAGGTACGAATAGCGGTATTAAAGCGATCCAACGATTTGAAAGTTTTTTAGATGATAGTCACAACGAGATTGCTAAAAACCTTCACGAATCATTGGTTAAGATTCATTCCGAGATCGATGATGAGGTTACTCAAAAGTTGGACGAATACGAAAGCCGCGTGTTCGAACTGGAAGAACGGATTAAAGAGCTGGGGGAAGAACTGGAAAGCAAAGAATAACGCAGGCTTCGGCCTCGCGTGGAAGCATCGAGAAAGAACCCGCACAGTTCTTCCATATCACTCGATGCTTCCGCAAGTGGTTCGAACCACAAATGAGGTCACAACGGGCGCAGTCAACGGAGCTGTACGGCCGACAGAGAGGTTGGGCTGTCGGCGGCCTCGATTCCAAATACAAAGGAGTGATCATCTTGAACCAAATGCAACCGTTTGATCCTTCGCAGTACATGCCTGCACCAACTGATCAACGTAATTCGGTCACAGCACAAACAATGACAGGTCGCCAGGCTCAAGAAGTACAAATGATGATGTTGGCAGCTAAACAGTTTCCACGAGATTTGAATGTTGCTTATGCAAACATCATGAAGGCATGCAGCAGAAAAATTCTTGCAGAAACAGCGATGTATGAGTATCCACGCGGGGGGCAAAAAGTTACAGGACCATCTATTCGCATGGCAGAAGTTCTCGCTCAGAATTGGGGAAATATCGACTACGGTGTCGTTGAGTTAGAACAAAAGAACGGTGAATCATCGATGATGGCATATGCCTGGGACTTGGAGACGAATACCAGACAAACGAAAATCTTTACAGTAAAACATGAGCGAAAGGCCAAAGGTTCTGTAAACAGACTCGATGATCCGCGTGACATCTACGAAATGACGGCAAATCAGGGCGCTCGACGTGTACGCGCATGCATCCTTGGTGTTATCCCTGGTGACATCGTAGAAGCAGCAATTAAGCAGTGTGAGATAACCCTGAAAAGTGGACATAAAGAACCTTTGTCTGATCGGGTAAGGAATGCTTTGGTTCTCTTCGAAAGAGAGTTCAGCGTGTCCAAGGATATGATCGAACAGTATTTCCGTTGCAAAGTTGATGCCTTTTCAGAACAGGACTTTTTGAAAATGGGACGAGTGTACAACTCGCTCAAGGATGGGATGGCAAAGCGTGAGGACTATTTCGACATAAAAGCAACTCATGACGTTGGGGCAAGAGCTGAGGAGCAATTTAAACAACAGCAGCAAGCGCAAGGTGGTGTAAAACCAGATGCTGGAGCTGAACAACAGTAATTACTTCTCACTCGAAGCGGATCAGCATTACATGAGCAACAGTCAATACAAGGACTTCGTCGAATGTGAGGCTAGGGCGATGGAGAAGCTGACGGGGTCTTGGAAAGAGCCTCCGAGCGAAGCTTTACTGCTCGGCTCTTATGTTCACGCATGGGCGGAAGGAACGTTGGATGAGTTCAAAACAAATAATCCCGAACTGTTCACGAAAAAAGGCGAGCTGTATGCACAGTATAAGCACGCTGACAAGATGATTGAAACACTCGCCAAAGACCCTTTCATCATGTTCCTGCTGCAAGGTGAGAAAGAGAAGATCATCACAGCAGAATTTGCCGGTGCGGTCTGGAAAGCAAAGTTGGACGTCAGGAACGAAGAGGGCGAGCGGATCGTTGACCTCAAAACTGTGAGGGACATCCGCGGTAAGCATTGGGACAAGGAACTTGGCTGCTATGTCTCATTCGTCGAGGCATACGGATACCTGAGGCAGATGGCACTTTACGCCGAATTGGAGCGAATCTACTATGGCCACAGTCACTTTTACGAAACTTACATCGTGGCAGTCTCCAAAGAAGATCCGCCTGATAAAGAGGTGATCGGGATGGATCAGCATCGGATGGAAGAAGAGCTGGCCGAAATTGAACGCCGCATGCCTAGGGTTCTTGAAGTGAAGAGCGGTAACGCTGAACCGAAACGTTGCGAAAACTGCCGGTACTGCCGGGAGACGAAAAAAGTAACCAAGGTGGTCCATTACATGGATCTGTTGGCATAACAGGAGGCGGAACACTTGAACAAGGCAATTCTGATCGGCAACCTGACGAAAGATCCTGAACTTCGCTACACGCCAAATGGAGTAGCAGTAACCACATTTACAGTTGCGATCAACCGTCCAAGACGAAGCGAGAATCAGGAAACGGATTTCATCAACATCGTTGCGTGGCAGAAGCTCGCTGATTTGGCTGCTGAGTATCTGGCCAAAGGTCGGCAATGCGCAGTAGAGGGTCGTATCCAGACACGTAATTACGACAACAAGGAAGGTAAGCGCGTGTATGTGACAGAGGTCATTGCTGAAAACATCCAGTTCCTCGGTGGACGCGGCGGGAATGGCCAGGGCGGACAGCGTGGAGAACAGCCAGAACGTGGACAAGATCCGTTCGGAGATCCATTTGCAAGTTCTGGTCAAGCAATCAACATCGATTTTGATAACCTGCAATTCTGAGGAGTGCGAATGATGAAAAACGGCCGAAGGCTCACACGTAAGGAAATCCAGCAAATCAAAGCATCAATGCCCAGCCTGAACGTCGCTGACTACCTCCGCGTGAAGCGAGCTGGCAACGTGCTGACGCTGGTGCATCGCCACACGAATAAGCTGCTTGAAGTTCCGGTGGCGCTATGATCGGGCAAGTTTACATCATCCAAGGGATGCGCTGGGAGGTAATCAAAGCCTTTCAGCGCAGAAAAGTCGAGTGGGCAAGGTTGAGATGCCTCGATAAAAGGAGAAAGTACAGGTCGGTGACGATTGAGTTTCTGAAGTTTATCGATCATCGGCGACTGGTGGTGTAGGGAGTGAGCAAACATGAGCATCAAATGGATAAAAATTACCACAACCATGTTCGATGACGAGAAAATCAAACTTATCCGAAATCTTCCTGAGTCTGACAGTATTCTACTGACTTGGATTCAACTGTTGGTGCAAGCAGGGAAGGCAAACGCAAGCGGCAGCATCATCTTGAATGAGCGTATCCCATACAGCGAGGAAATGCTGGCGACAATTTTTGACCGACCATTGAATATTATCCGGCTGGCACTTAACACTTTCGAACAGTTTGGAATGATCAACATCGAGAATGGCGTCATCACCATCTCCAATTGGGAGAAGCACCAGAACGTTGACGGCATGGAAAAGATCAGGGAATTGAACAGGCAGAGGGTTGCAAATCATCGACAGAAGAAAAAGCTACTCGCTGAAGGCAGTAATGGTACATGTAATGTTACAGTCACGCACGGTAACGCACTAGATATAGATAAAGAAATAGATATAGAAAAAGATAAAAACAAAAAGATTACCTCCGGCTATACGCCAGAGTTTGAAAGTTTTTGGTCAGTTTACCCAAAAAAGATCAGCAAGAAAGAAGCAGTCAAAAAATGGAGCACTCGCCTAAAGGAAAAAGTAGAGCCAGAAACTTTGATCCAAGCAGCAACGAACTATGCAATAGAATGCAAGAAACGCGGAACCTCACCAGAGTTCATCATGCATCCATCCACCTTTTTAGGACCGAATGAGAAATACGCTGACTACATCAGTCCTCCAGAACCACCTACTCCTCAACCACCAAAGAAACCGGATGGAGACGATTTCCTTACCAAGTACGGATTCAAATAGGAAGGGGTGTGACAATGATTTACAACGAAGAAGCAGAACGCTCTGTTTTAGGAGCCATCCTCATAGACGGTTCGCTGATCAAAGAAACAAAACTGCGACCGGAGCACTTCTTTGAAGAAGTTCATCGAGTAGTCTTCAAGGCAATGAGAGAAGTTGAGAAAGACGATGAGCCAATTGACTTGGTAACCGTTGTTACGCGGTTGCAAAAGTCAAAGACATCCAGTTCAGTAGGCGTTGCATACCTGACTAATTTGGGACAGTCGGTGCCAACAACAGCGAACTTCTCATTTTATGAAGCCCATGTGATAAATGCCTGGAAGTTGCGGCAGGCAATGGCACTTGTTACGGAATTTAAAGCCGGGATCAAAAGCAGCGCAGACGTTAACATGATCGGCGAAGTAATCGCCAATCTATCCCGAGTAGATGAAGTCGCATTTGATTCTGACTTTGAGATGAGAAAAGCACTGCTGGAAGTTTATGATGATCTGATGTCCAAGCAAGTAGAGGCTATCGAGGGCATATCCACCGGATACACTGATCTCGATGCATTTACAAACGGTATGAAGAATCAGGACCTCATCATATTGGCAGCCCGCCCATCAGTTGGTAAAACAGCATTCGCCCTCAACATTGGTGCGTATGCCAGTGACAAGGAAGATACCGTTACCGCAATTTTTTCGCTGGAAATGAATGAAAAGTCTCTCTTAAAACGACTCATCAGCGCATATGGACGGATCGATGCCACGAAACTCAGAAATCCAGAACGATTCTTTACCGAAGATGATCATCAACGTTTAACGATGGCCATGGGTTCAATCGAAAAATGGAACCTGTTCATCTATGATAAGCCATCGGTAACCATAAACGAGATCCGCGCAAAGCTACGGCAGCTGAAAAAGAAGTTTCCTGGTAAACGCCTGCTTTGCATCATCGATTATTTGCAGTTGATCCAACCAGTGAACCCGCAGCCAGGTAATCGTGCTCAAGAAATATCAGATATCTCTCGCGGACTGAAATTAATTGCTCGGGATTTGGACATTCCGGTGGTTGCGTTGTCGCAATTATCTCGATCAGTGGAAAGTCGGCAAAACAAACGACCGATGCTCAGTGATCTGCGCGAGAGCGGTAGCATCGAGCAAGATGCTGATCTGATTGCCTTCCTGTACCGAGATGATTACTACGACAAAGAAACAAGCAATCGCAACATCGTGGAAATTATCATCGGAAAGCAGCGGAACGGACCAACCGGAACAGTTGAGCTGGCATTCCTCAAGGAATACAACAAATTTGTGTCTCTGGATCACCGATTCCGGCAGACAACGATAGATGAGGTGGGAAATGGCAAAGCGTCCAGTCAATAAAATCACATCAGATATGCCGACACGGATTCCGATTCCAGAACGACTGCTACAGATAGCAGACCCGAAACAAAAACGTAATGCACTGGAAGCACATTGGTTCTCATATGGCTACAGAGATCGATATGAGGTTGATCGGATAGAAAACGGCCATTTCGTGATGGTCAGGAAGCAAACGATTGATTGAACACAACGGACATATCGATTTAAACGTTTTAAGCCATGAAATTACGCTGATACCGGACAAGCCAGAGCAAAATACTACAGAAGATTCAAACGAGCTAAAATCATGGCGAAATTCGGTCAGGGAGTGATCAAGATGAATGCAACGATAGGAACCCTAACCACTGAAATTTACCTGAGATTGAAAGAGGCAAATCTCGCGGATGCTGAGATCGCCAAAAAATTCGGCATGAAGTCACTGACTGCATGGAAAAAGGAACGCGGTTTGAACGGAGTTCAAAACAAGCCAGGCAGGGACAGCTACTTTGCGATTACTCCGCGAGCACCGTGGGTTAGCGTAGAAGAGGCACCTGAAGAGTCATCGGCTGTTGAAGATTTGCGAAAGGCTCTGCAAGAAAAGCACAAGCACATCAACCATCTGGAAGGTCTGCTGAATCGAGCAAATGTAGCGACCAGGGCGGCAGAAGCAAAAGCAGAGCAATACCTCGAACTGCTGAAAACGAACGGCATTCCGGTCCCATGAAGAAGCGATACTGCCCATTGTTGCGACGGATCGAGGAACAAGGAGAGATTTTCTTCGGCGACTTAGTCAAAGGGGTTTACTTCTCCGATTACGATCGGGTTTATGAAAAGCTGGAGGATTATAGGCAGCGCGGGTTGATCGACTACAAAGGCATTCGAATATGGGAGAACACGGTCATCGCGGTTAGGAGGAAGAAAAGTGGCAAGATTTGTGGGAATAGACCCGTCAACCGCAACCGGATTTGTGGTGATAGACGAGAACGGTCAGGTGGTCGAGGAAACAGAGATCGTAAGAAAAGGGGAAGATCCAGCCAGAATGATTTCGCTCATCGATGATGTAATCCGGCTGGTTCAACATGGTGATTATGTGGCGATTGAGGGTTTTGGATTCGCCAGCCAGCAAGCTATCCAAATGGGCGGAATTGGCTGGGGAATAAGAATGGCCCTTCACAGACGCGGAATCAATTACGTAGAGCCAGCACCAAATGCAGTGAAAAAGTTCTGCGGGTCCAAAGGGAACGCCAAGAAAGAGCATGTCTCGGTTGAGGTGTACAAACGGTGGGGATTTGAACACCGGAGCAACAACGTGGTTGATGCATTTGTAATCGCCCATCTATGCAGGGCCTATTACATGGAAAACCTTGATCTGCTGGCGTTTCAACGTGACGTGATTCTTACGATGAAGAACCCACCAGATAAAAAGTCTAGAAAAAATAAGTAGAAACAATAAAACGATTCGAGAGGATGAATGAAAATGAAATCGACATTCCGTGCAGAGGTAAAAAAGTTCAACACAGATGGTAAAAAGCGAGTAATTCAGCTTGAGGTCGTCGGGAAGATGAGTTCTCAAGCCATTCTTAATACCGACGCCTTGACCGGAAGTGTTGTGGAAGTGGTTCTGGATGATAATCAATTGACCATCGATGACGTTGAAGAAGAAGAAAACGACCAAATTGAAATTGATGATCTGGATCATGAAGATCGCGAGGGCATCGAGTACACTACGGACGTCAGTGGAGTCGTTGAGATAAATGATGCTGATCGAGTAGTTCAAGAGTTCGAAGCAGCCAGGGACGCAGAAGATTCGGAACATGCAAAGGAAGAGAAATTGCCTTTCACTGACACAGATGAGGAGTCCTTTTAAAAAGGGCTCCACTCTCTCGGAAAGGGTGACCCGGCATGATGATCATCATCAACGACAACATTCGAATCACCAATGACGGAAGGCACAACCTCATCATAGAAGAGCGAAAGCTCGTCAGGTCAACAAAAGAAGGCGTATCCGATCGATACGAATGGGATGTAGTAGGCTACTTCGGCAACTTGCAAGCGCTCTGTATCGCGCTAATTGACGTTGTGACGGTGCGATCAGAAGCGCAAAGTCTGGAAGAACTGATGAACGAGCTGCGGCGATTGCGGGATGAAATCATTCGAACAGTTCAACAGATGAAGGAGAGCGAAAACAATGCGCTGCCCTAACTGCGGAAGCACGAAAAGCATCGTCAAAGAAAAACGCCCGGTCAAGAATAAGCCCGAGATAACCCGGCGTCGCCGCGAGTGCCTGGTATGCAAGACCAGATGGACGACGCATGAGCTTCTGGCAGGAAAAGTGGACATCCCTGCGAGTCACACCGGATAACTCCGGCCGTGGCTGCCAAACAGATCGAGGACTGACTTGTAAACCCGAACTGGCACGACCGGAAACACGAAAGCAACGTGACCAGCGGCCAGGTTCAGCTTGTCGGAAGGTTGCTCAATGGCAAACGGTATCTCCATGGCTTGCAAGGCATCCTTCAAGTAACCAATATCAGACCATTCTACCAAGTAATAAAACGACTTTTCCACGATATCACGCCTCCTTTTCTGATAGGGTAGCACACCCGTTTGAGACAAAAAAACAGGCATCACTCCACGGAGGGATGAGTATGAATTTTGTCGAGCCAATCAGGGACATGCAGAAATTGGACGAGCTTAAATCACTGTTGAAAAAGCGGTCTGAGCGAGACTATTTCTTGGTGGTACTGGGCATCAACACCGGGTTGAGAATATCCGATCTGCTGCGCTTGAAAGTGGCGGACGTGAAAGGTAAGAGTCACATCATTTTGGTCGAGAAGAAGACGGGCAAGCGAAAAAGGTTTCTCATCAACGACAGCCTGCGTAAAGAGGTTGATCAATACGTCATTGGCAAGAAAGGCGACGAGTATCTTTTTGCCTCGACGAAAAGGCCCCAACCAATCACTCGGGTCCGGGCCTACCAAATCATCAACGGAGCTGCGAAGAAGATAGGACTGAGCGAGATTGGTACCCATACACTTCGTAAGACGTTTGGCTACCATTTCTATCAGCGCACAAAAGACATCGCCACACTCCAGATGATATTCAATCACTCGCACCCGTCGATCACGTTGAGATACATCGGTATCACGCAAGACTTGATCGACGACGCGGTGAACAGA